ACCGCTGGTTCTTGTAGCGTAACGCTTCCGCTTGTTGATCCAAGTAATACTAAGCTCATGTCAAATCCTTTAAGAAATCACCCAGCGTGAACCACCAGCAACCGTAACTACAGCCCCGCTCGCAATTGTGATGGGGCCAGCCGATGCACCAGAAAATCCAGCCGCAATCGTGTAGCTTGTCGCCACAGTCAAACTGTTCACCACGATGCCGTTTGAAGCCACGGGAACTCTTGATTGGAATTCACCAGTGCTTGGTTTGTACAGCAGGAAAGCATTACCTGTGTACAGATTCTCTGCCGTTCCTGTCGTGGCTCCTGCAAACACTGGATACAAGTTACTTGCCGTGCTGGTATCGTTACTCAGCGCAGAACCACCAATCGATTTCCATGCAGGTGAAGAGCCGCTGTAGCCTTCAAACTGATTGGTCGTGGTGTTGTAGCGCATCATGCCCGTAGCAGGTGAGCCGGGCTGTTGTCCAGTCGTACCCTTGCTGATCTGTAAAGCACCAGTGGAACTAAAGGTGGAATCTGCGCTGGCAGTAAGTGTAGTGAACGCGCCAGTGTTAGCTGTTGTTGCACCCACTGTGCCATTGATGTTGATTGATGCAGTGCCAGTTAGGTTGGTCACTGTGCCGCTTGCCGGTGTGCCGAGGACAGCCCCAGCGGCTAGGGTTGCTACACCAGTGACATTAAGCTTTGTAATATTAACTGCACCAGTGCCATTAGGTGTTAAATCAATATTTCCATTAGTGTTGGTAGAAATAATCGCATTGCCATTAAGTTCTAGATTGTCAACATCAATTTCAGAAAACACACCTGTAGTTGGTACCGTAGCACCAATGGTTGTGCCATTAATTGTTCCGCCCGTAATGGCAGCAGCAGTAGTAATGCCATCATTTATGTTAGTAAAGTTAGCATCTAGTTCTGCATTTGTTAGCGGAGAACCTTTACCCGCTCTTGTTGTAATTGCTGCCATATACCATCCTTTAGGCTGATAGGGTAATCGTCCAAGTGATAACCATTGTGTCGGCTGCTGCTTTATTCACAACAGCAAAAACTGTGCGGCAAAGCATAGTCCCGCTTGTAGAAGCATTAAAAATACCAGCTTCAGTTATAGCACCAGTGCCTTCGCCCGCACTAAATGTACATACGTAAACAACGCTTTGATTGTTAGCGCCGCTAATTGTGGTACTGTCTAAAGCTTTGCGACTACCTAGCAAGTTTCCAAGATCGGTATTTGCTGCTGCTGCGGCAGTGTTGTTTGATCCAACAGCCATGTGACTCATTACACTTGAGGCTGTTCCAACCATTCGACTGGTGATGTAACCTAGTCCTGTATTTACTACAAGATTGGCAACATCGCGTGTTTCTTTAATCTTTCCGGTCTGGTCAGTAACTACAATATTAAGTTGCCCACGCAGCAGAAGATTTTCAATTTTGTTCATAGTAACCACCTTTAGGAAAAAGCACGGGATTCACCCACATAATCTTCGTCAAAATAACTCATGTCAACCGTATAGCCTTGGCTATACAAAGAACCAGAACTTGTTGCTAAGGGGACATCAGCTAGTATCTTTGCCATAGCTGCGACGTAATTTGTGTCAAGTGCTGTAACTTGATTAGCCACAGGTTTAATAAGCTCAATAGTCTGATCGTCATCTGCCAATATACCGTTTACGTCGTCTGTAACATTAAGGCTCTCAAAAAAACTACGCTGCAAAGAAAATGCTTTAGCATCTATGGCAGATACAGCATCAGAAATAGGTTTAGAAACCACAAGTTCAACTTGTTTATTCAAAGTGTACGTTTGCGCTACCGGCGCACCGATAACATAATCTTCTTCAAAATATAGTTGATCATCAAACAATCCAACAATATCAGTTGGACGCTTGTTAGGGATAATCCCAATAGCCTCAGTTGCTGTTGCAGAATCACTTAAAGGTTTTGTTGTCGCACGACTTAGGTTATCTGTAGCAGTAACTGTATCTACTGGGTATATAGCTTTTATAAAATCCCCAACTGCAACAACAAGTCGTTTAGAAAGCGCAACGGTTCGCAGCCGAACTCCAAGAGTAGCCGTAGTTAGACGTTTGGATAGTACACCCAAACGCAACCGAATAGGACTAACTAAAGCTCTTAGCCTCATGTAAAGTCCTCTCGGACTGTAAATTGCAGTGGATCAAAAATTGTTTCCCGCAAACCGGAAGATAGTACAGTTTCAATTTCGCCTTCATACTCACCAGCGGCAAGGTCTAAATCTGCGGTCTGCCATACTACAACTGCAATTCCGTTAGTGGCAGGCGCAAGAATAGTGGCGTTACGGCTTAACAAAACTGTAGTGGTATCTATTGCACGAAGGTGCAAAGTTACTGTTGCTGAAGTCAAATCAACAGCGGCTCCAGTTGCACTATCAGTAAGTGTAAGCCTAAGTTGGGGGCCAGTATCATTACGTACAAGTTTGATTGTAGACATATCAGGCTCCAAAAGGCTGCATCTGAACACGCAACATGCCGCGAGAATTACTCAAGTTTGCACGCGCTCTACGTTCTGCGGTCTGTGAAAGAAACTGTTTAGCATGATAAGCAGCTAATTCACGATCAGACCAATTAGCATTAGGCAACACTAGCAACTGTTGCAATGCGCCATGTACTATGACATCTTCAAGATCACTAAACACTACATCATCCATAGCAGTGGCAGAACGTGTAGGTTTTAATGCGTAAAATTGCCTTATAGTATATGTACGCTCTGCGTCCGGTGCCGGTAGCACTATAAACTGATCCGGGGAAATCTGCGCAATAGAGCGTGGCTCTGAACCAAATTCCGCAATGTCTTGGCTTGTAGTGTATTTATCCACCCACTCAGGGTAAAGCATCAATGCTTTATCTAGCGTCAAAGGTTCGAGGGTTTGATTGTTCATCAAAGAACTAAACACAACATGAACCTGTGTATCAGAAGGTTTGCGGTATGTATACAAACATGTGCCGGGTGTTAGATTAAATACAGGCTGTTGATACCGATACGCCAAAGTCTTTTCGCAAGCTTTGATAGCCGCATCACGTATGTACTGAATAACCGTAGGACGTGGGCATCCGGGCACACTTGGTTGCAGCCGTGGAACAAGTGTAGAAAAATCTCTAGTAGACATTAGACCACCTGTCGCGGATCAAGCCCGCCTTCTTCTGTGTCTGTGATGACACGGGATTGCAAACCAACACCCAGAGTCTGTACAAAAGAATCTTGGAACAATTTAGCACGCCCAGAGTTTATGTGCTCATTATCAATGGACTCCGCTAAAAATACTGTACCGTCTACAAGAACGGTAAAATATGCATTAGGAAGCGTAATTGTGTCATTTAACCCGAAGTCCGCCGGAGAAACCACATACTCACCCACCAGTATTGTACTTGCAATAGGTGCTGGATATACAAAAAAGTTTGTTGGGTTGCGCACGTGCCGCATAAAATTTATCGGCACATCTGGCGGTTCAGTTACCCAGTTAGGATAATTTTCGTTAAGTGTTTTACGCGACACTTCAACTACTGCATCCCCGCCTTTAACATTAAAAATGTCTACCAGCCGGACTGCACCTGCGGGGCAATTTTGAAACACAGTAGACGCAGTAAGTGGGATATCACCAATCGTCGTAAATAAATCCGGGCGAAGCAACACCATACGTTTAATTGCTTGATTTACAAAACCTGTAAGAACTGCGTCGCTGTAACGAAACGTAGTCTTGGTGTCCTGTATCAAACGCCTAACTTCGGTGATGACTTCGCTCGGTGTCATTTTGGCATTCCTCTAGCAGCTTCTTCTGCCAATTCAGGAGAAGTGTAGGGTGGGGCTTCAGGAATTTCCGCAGTCGTTAAATCAAGCGCACTTTTCTTTTTGCGTCCAGTGGGCTTATCTTCTTCTGCAATTCTCTGCGCAGCAGCAGGCGGAATAAATCGCTCGGGGTAAGCAACTTCTTCTGATATAACTTCGCAATCTGGGCTTTTTGACATGATTGGATTAAAGTCATAGATGAAACCGTCTGACTTGACTCGGATGTACATCTTGCTCACTTGGATTTTCCTTTTAGCATACATTTACCCATTGCAGTACATTTGGCTTTGTTAGGGCACGCAGCACATGGCTTAAACACAGCGCCTCCGGCTTTATAGGACATTGGTTTTTTAACCGCGCCCCCAGCTTTGTAAGACATAGGCTTCTTTTCTTTCATCATCATTCCTGGCATATCAAACTCCTTTAGTTACAACTGCAATAATGACACCCGCCATCCCCATGATGAGGGCACCTGCTGCTTGAATAAGCAGTTTTTCTAAACGATCAACACGAGCTATAAATGTGTTGTACCGTTCCGCACAAACTGCTTCATGTGTAGTGAATTGAACTTCTAACTCACGCGCTGTTGTCATACTACAATCCCTCCCCGGGAGTTACATACACCACCGAAGTTCCGGAAGCGGTCTTGCCAGTAAAGAACGACCCTGCTGGGAAACCAAGAACTGTGACAGAAGCTGGAGCAAGCGGAACCGCACCCGCACCAATTGATGCTGCTTTAGCTACGGCAGTGGCATTATCAACACCTACACCTAACAGCACAACTTCTGCTCCTACATTATGTATCCTGTATTGATACGCTGGACGAGTGAGAGGAGCAGATGACGCAGCTTGAGCAGAAGTTGGAACAGAATTAGCTGCGGTAAATGTTACCGTGAGGCCCAGAGGGCTGAAGGCAAGTGCGGCTGCGGGCATATTAAATTCCTTTATTTAGTTAACGATATTTTGCGGTTTTCGCAGCAACCGTTTTGGGTTGTTTTACGAATTGTTTCCCGGCGGCTTTTCCGGCTCGCTTGGCTTTGGTTGTCGCAGCGTACTCAGCAGGGCTGAGACTTTTAATTGCAGCTTCAGGAAGGTATCTTTCACCAGTGTCAGAAGATTTTTTACCACTTTTGGTTCTCCATTTTTGATCGCCCCAGTTTTTTAGGGACTGTTGCGGGGCTTTCATGTCAGTCCCTGTACCCGCCGCCAGCGGCCTTATACTTCTTGGCAACAAGTTGTGCTTTGCGTGCGCTCCACTGGCCTGCGCCAGTGCCCTGCACAGCAGCAGACTTTACCTGAGACACGATCCGCTTCCGTAGTTCCGGCTTGGTGTAGTTGCCAGCCGCATTAACTGTAGATTTGGATTTAGGTTTGGTTGCCATGTTAACAATTCCATGCTTTGAGTGAAAGAGCTTTGCGAGTAGGCTTACCCTTCTCGTCCTTCATCGGGCCGGGCATACCGCCCATGCGGGCGCAGAAACTGGCTTTGCGGCCTGCATCTGCTTTTGTTTTGGGGTTCGGCGCTGGCGGCTTTAGTCCGGGTTTACCCGGATTGGCCTTGTTGTAGGACGCACGCCCTGCGGCGTTCAGACCCCCCTTGGGGTCTTTGCCTTCCTTGCGTGTCCATGCTGGGGTCTTAGCCATTACGCCACCCTCTGTGTAACAACGATTGCTGGTGGAGTTGCAGGGATCGCGGGGGTCACGCCGGGGCTGGCGGCGACAGGCGCGATGTAATGCAACGTCACATTGACGTTCTCGGGATACCAGTACATCTCGATGTACTGCCCTGCGGTGACAGTTTCAAAAATCTCATATGCAACGAGCATCGTACCGCCGTCTCCGGTCTTGGGGACATTCGTCTTAGCCCCCGTGTTGGCGATGTTGGTACCGTTCTTGGAAAACCAGACTGTGACATCATGGTCGCTGGACGTTGAGTTATTGAACTGTAAGCTGGCGTTGATCCGGTATGTACCGGCTGCGGCGAACGTGATGCGTGTGTTGCTTGCAACCGTGATACCAGCGCCAACAACCGCAGCCGTGGCGAACTTAACCGCCGTAGCCGCAGTTACACTGCCTGTCTGATCAGACGTCCCGGCGTCATAGAACGAGGCGTAGGCAAGATTTGTGATCGTGCTGAACGGTACTTTGCCGCTGAGCACATCAATGTTGGTGATGTTTACCTCACCCGTACCATTCGGAGTTAAAGACAAATCTCCGTTGGTATCTAGTGTAGAGATGGTATTGCCATCTAAACGAATATTGTCTACCGAGGCAGATAGAGTACTAAGTTTTAGCGCCGTTGCTACTCCCGTGCCGCTATAAACTATCTTTTCAGTAGCCGTCGGGCCGTCATCAACGTGAATCAGTTGATCATAGGTACTAGCAATTGTTGAACCCGTAAGGTTAACTGGCATCCTTAACTCCTAAAAACAAGGGGCCGAAGCCCCTTGTAATCTACATCACGAAGCAACTAAAGGTACAGAATACCATTGAGTTGCAGATGACGCAACTAACATAGTGCTGGTAAGGTTTGTAATGCTATACGAACCGTTGGCTGCGACTGCATTAATTGCTGCTCCAGTAGCAGGATAAATAAGCAACGCGCCAGCGGCAGTATTTTTAACAATTACAATCGCACCAGCAACGGCTGTAGGCAATTTAACGCCTTTTGTGCCGTCAGCAGCGGAAACAACATTCAAACCTTCAGCTAATGCAGCCGCAGTAGCTTGGTTTGTACCCGCAGCAGCAACAGCCGTAACAGGAAGTCGAACACCACCAGAAGCAGTCAATGCGCCAGTCACAGTCAACGTCTGCAATGTTGCTGTTCCACTGTTAATGGTCACATTGTCTTGTGCTATACCACTATAAACACCCATGATTTTCTCCTTTTAAGAGCAGGGGCCGAAGCCCCCACTGGGTTTAGTTAGCGTTGGCAACGATAGCAAAAACATTCATCACGCAGTTAACTGGAGCAGCGGTATTGAGCAGAAGATCAATCGTGTCGGCAGTAACTATAACGGATGGGTTTGCAAGATCAGCCGCTTTCAGGCCGGTAGCGTTAGACGCAACGTCGTTGGCATACGCATTTGCAGCGTATGGTGAACCGCCTGTGAAACCAAGGTCGAAGGTAGCAGTCGTGTTGGTAGTCTCCGCAGAGGTTACATTCACGCCAGCCGACAAAACGATGGAACCAGCAGGTAGCGAAATCACTTGCAGCGTGTCAGTCGCAGCCAGCGCGGCAACGCCAGCGGCGGAACGAGCAGCGATGATCGCAGCGAAGTCCAGTTCGACCTGAAACTTAGAGATGTCGGTGACGTTCGCGGGGTACGCAGCGGTACCCTTATTGAAGCCAAGAGAGTCGGTATATGCAGCCATTTTAATTTCCTTTCAGTGTGTTAGGGGCTAATTTAGAACTGCACAACAGCAGTGGACAAAGCTTCACCCTTAACAACTTTATATCCATAGACTTGTAGACCACGGATGATGTTGCCAAAAGTAGATTCTGAACGGATAGTTTCCATGTTTGTCATCTGCGATGCAAACGTAAAGCCCATCTTATGTCCAGCAATGATGTTGTATTTGCCCGAAGACACATACAAATTGTGTGACACATAGATCGTAAAACGATCAACCATGCCTAAACGACCATTACGAACAATAGACATGCTATCGCCAGTCAGCGCAGCATCCTTCAGTTCAGACTTCTTAATCAAGCCAGCCATCTTAGCGGGGATGACCACGAAACGATCAGCTTCAGGAGCATTAGCCTCATCAAGCACAGTGCCCATATCAACCAACAGATCAACAATA